CAGACATTAAACTTATTGAACAAGCATCAACTACTACTGTTACTATTGCTTACGGTGCAGGTAGAACTGCTACTATCCTTCACGCATCAGCTGGAGCTGGTGTTGAAACACAGAGAGACGCTATTGAAGCGGCTGTTGTTGCAGCATTAGGCGAGGGATGGACAAAAGTAACTTATGATGTTACATCATTACCGTTCGCTGTTTCAGGAATAACTATTTCTACGTAATTGTTTTTGTTCTTAAGGAAAACTAAAAGCACTCTAATCAGAGTGCTTTTTTTTATTATCTTTGTAAAAAGTTTTTAATATGATAAACTCAGTTAGAAATACAGTTCTATCTGTTATAAATAAGAATAACTACGGCTATATTACACCTGCTGATTTCAACTTATTTGCTAAGCAGGCGCAGATGGAAATATACGAGGAGTACTACTCTTCCTATAACAAGACCGTCAATATGGAGAATGCTCGTATGTCAGGTACTGACTACGCTGATATTGGACAGCCAATAGCTGAAACTCTTGAGTCTTTCTTGGTTACAGATTTTTTATCTAATATCGGAGGAAATATATTTTCAGCTCCAACCATCAATACTGTTGGAAATAGTTACTACTATATTTTAAAAGTTTTATGTTATTTAAAGCTTATAACATCAGGAAGTAATACATCTGTGGTAGTAAATGAACTTAATGATTCTAATGCTACATTTATTGCAGATGGCATAGGAACAGATTATATTGTTTCAAATTTAGATACAGGGGAAGTAGCTACGGTGATAAGCGTTATCTCTGATACCTCTATGATATTAAGTAAAGATATATTTCTTTCGTCAGGAGATGATTACAAGATATTCTCTCCTGCAGTTAAGGAAGCAGATAAGGTAAGTGTTGGTAAGATAACAATGCTAAACGCTTCAAATTTAACTCAGCCCTCTGAAATGTATCTATCATATACACTAGAAGGTGAAAGTATTAAAATATATCCTAAAATAGTAGACACACCAGGTCAGGTTCAGGCAATTTATTTTAGATTTCCAAAGGATCCTAAGTGGACGTACTTTACATTTCCAAATGGGGAGCCAATGTTTGATCAGTCTCAACCAGATTACCAAGACTTTGAGTTGCCGTTAGAGGATGAGTATAAATTAGTTATGAAGATACTACAGTACGCTGGAGTATCGATAAGAGAGCAAGAGGTTGCTGCTTACGCATTAGGTCAAGAACAACACGAACAACCAACATTTAGTCAACAACAATAATTATGGCATACTTAACTGGCTATCAATACTATGAGAACGCTGGAAACTCTCCAGAGAATGAAAACTGGGGAACGTACCAGTACGTATCACTAAAGGATATAGTTAACAACTTTATGTTGATGTATGTTGGAAACCACAAGCTTATTAATAATGTTGATAAGTACGAGGTTCTGTTTCACGCAAAGAGAGGTATTCAAGAGTTAAACTACGATGCCTTAAAGGAGATAAAGATTGTGGAGCTTAGTATATGTGACGACCTAAAATTGGTCCTTCCACCAGACTACGTTAACTACGTAAGAATATCTTTGTACAAGGATGGTGTGTTAAGACCTCTGACTGAGAACATTCAGACTAACTATAGTAACTCATACCTACAGGATAACAGCTGTAGAGTATTATTTGATCAGGACGGAAACGTGTTAGAGGGTACGTCTATATTAGACTACGACAGGATACATAGTTTAAACAAGAGCATCTATCTAGGTGACGGTAAGTTTAACGGACTAGAGGGATACAACCTTGACGGTAAGTGGTACTTCAACCACACTATTGGGGCAAGATTTGGTTTGAATACAGAGACCGCAAACGTAAACCCTACGTACAGAATAGACAAGAAGTCAGGTGTTATAAACTTTGGATCAGGAATGGCTGGTCAGCTTTGTATACTTGAGTACGTTACTGACGGTATGGAGGGAGGAGACGACTCTGAGGTTACTATAAACAAGATGGCTGAGGAGTTCTTATACGCGTACATTAAGTATGTTATTCTTACAAACAAGTACGGAGTTCAGCAGTATGTAATAGAAAGAGCCAAGAAAGAGAAGACAGCCCTTCTAAGAAACGCAAAGATAAGATTGAGTAACATACACCCTGGAAGATTATTGATGAATATGAGGGGCAAAGATAAGTGGATTAAATAGGTATGGATTTAAATACTACGTTCCTTAAGGGTAGAATGAATAAGTCGCTTGACGAGAGAGTTCTTCCAGATGGAGAATATATTGACGCGTTAAATATAAGGATAGGATCTACTGAAAACAATAGCGTTGGTGCTATTGAGAACTCATTAGGTAACACTAAGGTTGTATCTATAATGTATGAAGGTCAAGAGCTTTCTACTAACGCAAGATGTATTGGAGCGTATGAGGATAGCCAGCACGAGACGATATACTGGTTCGTAACAGATCCAGGAAATGTAGATATGGTTCTGTCTTATAACGAAAGAACAGGAACACTTATTTATCACGTTATATCGACTACCGTACTTAACTTTGATACTCAGTACCTAGTAAATGGAATTGATCTTATAGATGATTTTTTATTTTGGACAGATAACTATAATCCACCTAGAAAAATAAATACAAAAACATCTTACCTATATCCTACCCTTGGAGTTGATAACATAACTGAAGATGATATATCAGTTATAGTTCAACCCCCTATAGAAGCTCCAGAAATATCTCCTTTTACTATAAGTGGAGATGAGAACTATATGAGTGAAAGGTTTATATCGTTTTCTTATAGGTATAAATATAGAGACGGAGAGTATAGCGCATTGTCTCAGTTTAGTGATATAGCGTTCGAGCCTGAAAGTTTTTTTGTTGACTATACAACATACACTAACGGATCTATGGTTAATGTGTTTAATAGTTATACTATATCGTTTAACACTGGAGGTAAAAATGTTGTAGGCATTGATGTTTGCTTTAAATTTTCAGACTCAAGTATAGTTAATATAATAGAGAAGTTTGATAAGTCTGATAACGGATGGGGAGATAACCAAATAAAGAGTATTCAGTTCGATAATAAAAAAATATACACAGTACTTCCAAACTCAGAGCTTACAAGACTTTTTGATAACGTACCTCTAACAGCTAAGTCTCAAACCACTATGGGGAACAGGCTTATATATGGAAACTATGTAGATGGTTATGACATAGATACCGTTATAGATTATACACTTTCAGCAGAAAGTGAAGGTAATTTAGAAGAAGAGATTTTGGTAAGCCTTTCCCTTGGACAGTATACCTTAGGTGGTTCACGTACTATAACTGATTCAATTATAGTGTTAGACTTTACAGGTGTAGATATTACAGAAGGTTCGGTCCTATCAATACAATTTAGACTTTTTCACAATGAATTTGCTGGAGATCCAACTTATGCAAGTGCTGATATAATTAATTCTTATAATGAAACATTTAACTTTAATATAACTCAAGACTATGCAAATGCTTACACATTAGCTAATGATCCATTATTTATAGAGAAAGTCTATGATCATAAACCTATAGATGAGTGCGCAGAAGGATTTTCATTAACCGATGATTTTAATTGCTCTTTAACTACTATACAGACTGCACCTCCATTATGGGAGAAAGTTGGAACAGGTATAACTGCTATAGATCAAGGATTTACAATAATATCATCTCCATCTCAACCAAACATTATAAAACTACAGATACCAGCAATAATGTTCTCAGGAACTGATGCTCCAAACCCAGTGCTATACGCGTTTGAGTACTTAGCTGATGCTGGAACTACAGCTGTTTTATCTAAATTAGACATCAAAAGAAGTTTACATAGTAACAGAGATTACGAGGTTGGTATTGTCTATCAAGATAAATATTTAAGAAGCACGACAGCACTTGTTTGCAACAAAAATACAGTGTTTTTTTCAGCGTCTACTTCTGATAAAAAAAATTATATAGTTGCTACAATAAATAACTTAGCTCCTTCATTTGCTGAAAGATATAAGTTTGTAGTTAAGCCATCAAGATCAAAATATGAAACCATATATACTAATTTATTCTTTCAAGATGGAAATGGGTTTAGTTGGTTTAAATTAGAGGGGGAGAATATAAGCAAGGCAAGAGTTGGTGAAAGGTTGATAGTAAAGAGAGACTCTAATGGAGCCCTTAATGTTTTAACAACGATAGATATTTTAGATGTACAAGCTCAATCAAATAATTTTATTAGTGGTCCAGGAGCTATAATAAACGAGCCCAGCGGAGTATATATGAAGATTAGAGCTAGTAATTTTGATGCTGTATACGAAAAGGATTCGTTTATTGCTGTAGAAGGTAGTAGAAAAACAAATCGTAATTATCAAACAGCAGGATGGTATTTAAGTTATTCTAATCCTGATTATGTGCCAGGAACAGTTACCCCAACTAATCAACCATTTATACCTCACGATATACCTGCTGGAAGTATTATAAAGTTTGATATAAGAATGAATAGAAACGACAGAGGTTCTAACTGCGGTAGTAGAACGTATGTATTTCAAAAAACAGTAGTGTCTAGTCGTGACTATGATAACTTTTACCTTTTTTGTATGGGAGAGGGTATTGATTTTGAAAAGGGGGTTACAGGAGGAAATGATGACACTGTTAATACTAATGACTATGATAGAACTTTAGGGGTTTATTTGATAACAGGTGCTGGATCAATTTATAATCCTTTTCGCTACCCTTTGTTCCCTCCACAAGCTAGTGTTAATAAGTTTCAATTTACCGAGGAGTTTGTAAATCCATTTTCTCCAACTGTAAAAACAGGCGGGTTGTATTTTTTAGCCGCATCGGGCACACCATCTTGTGATGGAGCTGATTTTAAAGGATCAGACACTTATGGAACAATAACAATACAGAAGGCTACAGGGTTATTTGTATTTGAGACAGAGTCTTTAGATGCTGATGGAGAGATATACTACGAGGGGAGCGATAGCTTTCCAATTGTGAATGGTTACCATATGAGTGGAGATGCGCCTGGAGACCAAGACCAGACATCTACAGATTCTGCTGTTGTTACTCTTAACTTCTTTGACTGCTTTAGTTTTGGTAATGGAGTTGAGTCTTACAAGATAAAGGACTCTATAGTTGGAGCCCCTTTTTATTTAGGTGAGCGCGTTACCGCTGTGGCTCAGGAGGATTATATGTCTTCTGACAGGTATGCAACGATAACGTACAGTGGAATATATAATGCTGAGACGAATATTAATAAATTAAACGAGTTTAATCTTTCTTTAGCAAACTTTAAGGACCTAGAGAAGTCTTTTGGGCCGATAAATAGATTGTATGCAAGAAGAACAGATATACTTGTACTTCAAGAGGATAAGATATCATATGTATTAGCTGGAAAGAATTTGCTTTCTGATTCTGCTGGAGGTGGTACTGTAGCATCTATACCAGAGGTTTTAGGAACTCAGATAGCAAGGATTGAGGACTACGGAATAAGTAACAACCCAGAGAGCTTTGCAGTATTTGGAGGAGAGGTTTACTTTACAGATATTAAGCGTAATTCAGTATTAAACTTAAGAGGTGGATCAGCTCAGAGCGATGCGCTTAGTATTGTCTCTGATATGGGTATGAAGTACTGGTTCAGAGACGAGTTTAAGAACTCACAAAACTACTTTAAGATAGGTGGTTACGATCCTTACATGGACGAGTACGTTCTTCACCTTACCGAGACAGCTATGCCTACCGAGCTAGATGTTTATGGTTGTGGTGTTACAATATCTAAACAGAATGTAAACGGAGTGTATGAGTTTGATGTGGAGGTAGGTGAAGATATAGGAGAGGTTACTGTAAGTCTTACATTGTTTGACGGAGAGGTTGATCTTACGGTTGAGTACGACGATGTTATTATATTTGATGAGAATTTAACTGATCCTGATGACTATACATTTGTATTTGAAAAGACAGAAGCTCTTCCTAACATTGTTAGGGTTACTATAACATCTACCGATGCGTCTTACTCTACAAGCACATCGTGCGTAAATATAGTTAATTACTTGACAGTTTACAGAGTTGTATATAATAACCCAGGGTTAGAGGGGCAGACAATACATAACCAATACAAATGGAGTTTAGGAACTTATAACAGTCCTTT